GCATTAGTAAACGCCGCATCAGTAGCAGGTTTGTTGTTGACCACGGAATGTGCTATTTACGATCTTCCTAAGGATCCTAATAATCCACAGCCACAAATGCCTGGCATGATGTAAAAACAAAAGCCCCGAAAGGGGCTTTTTAATGGCTATGAAATCGAGAGAAAGTATTTACAGAAGATTCTTTACGACAATGTAAACAAGTTATTCTTGCTTGTTTACGACCAAACATAGGATTATTATCTCCTTGTTTAGCTAAACTTTGTTGATGTTTAGTTTCTGCTGTATGTTGTTTATTATAAAACGGATTTAATATTCCGGGTCGACTTGATTTAGGTTTTGGTTTACCTAAATGTTTTCGACGATGTAATTCTCGGGTCGACTCTTTTACTAATACACCGCTAACACCTTCGCCGCCATCTGTTCTATTAAGTAAAATTCCTGTACCTAAATCCTTGCGACCATACTGACGTATTGTTTTACGTTCTAATTCACAAGCACTTACATCAGTTAAACCAGTTTCAAGTATAACTATTCTGGATAAATCTTTTGGGATAGAAACGCTATGGCGTCCTTTGTAAGCTCTATTACCTTTGCCTTTACCTATGTAGTAAGGTTGGTTGTTAGATTTACGGAGGTAAGCATAAACATAATAAATATTCATACGCTGATAGTTCCTTATAAACTGTTAGAGTAGTTGGATATCCCCATATCGCGAACTACAACTTTATTTATCCCCACTTGACCAATAAATCCCAATATTGTATAATGTTTGTATGATGAAGAATACAAAACTAATGTTCTCTTATGGGATGAACACTAATAAATCCCAAATGGCCCAAAGATGCCCTCAGGCTGTCAGTTTGGGTGCCGCCAGTTTACTTGACCATGAATTCCGTTTTGCTCGGCATGCGGACATAGTTCCAAATCCTGAGTTTATTGCTCGTGGAGTGCTATGGGAAATAACCGCAGACTGTGAACGGGCCCTGGACGCATTAGAAGGTTATCCAACCTATTATCTAAAGAAAATCGTTCGTGTATTTCACGATGGAAAATCCGTACCAGCTATGACATATTATATGGCCGGCGATAATCCAGATGAATATCCCTCGGACGGGTATTTAGAAATGTTGTTTGAAGGTTATCAAGAGCACGGAGTAGATACGGCTCAAATATATAGCAGTTTAGCATTAATCGAACAAATTGATAAACGTCGAGCAGAAGCAGAAAAAACCTATTTTCAATATTTTAATTAAGGATTAATATGAAACTGAAGAACATGATTATTGAAGAATATGAGTCAGCATTTCCTGCAGATAAAGAATTTACAGATTGGGTTAATGCTGTGGATTATGAATACAATGAAGCAGATAATGTTCCTGCGTTAGTGCTTACTAACAAAGCCACAGTGGTGTTGCATAAAAACGACACCGCAGATCGTGGGTATTACGTGGGGTTAGATCGCGTTTGATTTCGGTTGTGCCATAATGGCCAAAATGTTATAATACTTGTATAGTGAATAACAAGGAGCAACAATGAGCCAGAATCATTTAGCAGATTTAACAGTTGACGAATTACAAAGTTATTTGAGTGATTTCCATAAGGATTTCTTTGGTTTTCGTCCACGTTACGCTACTCCTGAACAGTGGCGTGATCGTGAGTATTTAGAAGCCTCCATCAATGCGATTCATAATCAAATGGACCGGATGAAAGAAACACCAGCAGGCCGTGCAGAATTGCGTAGCCAGGGTTGGGTAGTAGAAGAGTCAGATTTTGATGTGTTGGAACAGGCCGAAGAGCTTGCCGACGCTGATGCAGTATATTATGGGGCTTGACCCATAATTCCCAAAATGCTATACTGTTGTTATAGTAAATAACAAGGAGAAACAAATGCAATTATTTGAAGTTTCATACAGTTTAGGTCAACGTGCTGATTCAGGTAGCTGGGCTGGTTCAAGTTCGACACAGAATCTTAAAATGACTGTACAAGCACTCCATGTTGGGCAAGCCCGTGCAATGGTTGAAAGCATGAATGGCGGGTACAAGCATTGTCAGATTCATAGTGCTAATCAAAAATAATTTTGGTAGACCATTAATTCCCAAAATAGTATAATAGTTGTATTGTTAATAAGAAGGAGCTAAGTATGTCAAATGTATCTTTTATCCGCATTAAGAACGGCGCATATCGTACTACAGAAGTTTCAGGTCAAGTATTCCAATTGGTAGAACAATATAAAAACACAGCTAAAGGTGGATACGTGACAGTTAAGAATGGTGGTAAGTTTCCTGGGTTTCCAGAAGACATCCGTGTAAAGGTTGAAGGCATGAGTGACTATGAGTTTGTAAGCGAACAAGAATTTGTTGAAGCTGGCAATACCCCTGTAGCCGAAGCAGTGGCATTAGAAACAGCACAAGAATCCGATGAAGAAGTTATTGCTCGTATTCGTCAACGTTTTGAGATTTTAGATGAAATGACCACAGCGGCAACCACAGGTGATATCCGCGCCATGATTGTAAGTGGTCCTCCTGGGGTTGGTAAGAGCTTTGGTGTAGAACGCATTGTAGAAAAGGCTTGCTTATTTGACCAGATTTCAGGCAAGCGGTTACGTGCAGAAGTTATTAAAGGTAGTACCAGTGCCCTTGGTTTGTATTGTGCATTGTATAAGCATTCCGATGCCAACTGTATGTTGGTGTTTGATGACTGTGATAGTATTTTGCTTGATGACACATCTTTGAACTTACTTAAAGGTGCCTTGGATTCTGGTAAGAAACGTAAGATTAGTTGGTTGTCAGATAGCCATATGTTGCGTCGTGAAGGAGTTCCTGACTCATTCGAGTTTAAGGGTAGCGTAATCTTTATCACCAACTTGAAGTTTGACAAAATGAAAAGTCAGAAGTTGCGTGATCACTTAGATGCACTACAATCCCGTTGTCACTATTTAGATTTAACACTAGACACAATGCGTGATAAGATTTTGCGTATCAAGCAGATTGCTCAAGATGGTGAGTTGTTTAGTGAATACGAGTTTGCACAATGTGAACAAGATGAAATTATTGAGTTCATGGAAGTGAACAAGAATAAGTTCCGCGAAATGTCATTGCGTATGGCTATTAAGGTAGCAGACTTGCGTAAGAGTTTTCCACTTAAATGGAAAGCTATGGCACAAGTAACTTGCATGAAAGCCGCTTAATGTTAAAACCGTATCACATAATAGACTGCCCAGATGATGTGCAGTCTATTATCCAGGAAAAAGTTCTAAATTATCTTCGTGATAATACAGATCTTTTAACCCGTACTGACTTGCAGTTGTGGAACAAAATTAAAACAGCTGACATAGTACGTGCGGTTCCTGAGATACACCAGTACTTTATGAGCTTAGGCCTGCGTGTTAAAGAAATTGGTATTACAGTATGGAATCGGCACGATGATGTAAATTTACATATTGATGAGTTACCGGTTACTGCTAAAATAAATTTTCCCATCTGTAATACTCAGCATACATACAATGAGTGGTATACAGTTCCCGAAGAACTAATGGCCACAGTAACGCCCATGATTAATAGTTTTGGCTATGAGTATTACAGACTTGATACTATAGACTTATCAAAGTGTACTAAAATAGGCGAAACCGAAACATTAAAGCCGATTGTGTTTAACAGCCAGATGCCGCATAAAATTCGTGTGGCGCCAGAAGCACAATTTCCACGCATTGTGATGCCTTGTATTTTTATGAAAGAGCCATTACATTTATTGCAACCAGTTTCTATAGCGGCAACGCTATAGCCCATAACTCGATTCTAGCTCCTGAGTTATGGTTTCCGTCCCCGGGTTTAAACGCTCGGGGATTTTTTATTTGCACTATTCTTTGATCTATGTTATAATAACGTATGCCAAATAAAATGTACTCATTCCCGCACGTAGAAGATTATATTGAAATTATTGCCGGCTTTAGAGAGCCCAATGGTAAGAGTAATCATAATATCTTTACGGTAGCTGACCCTATTATAAGTCTAGCTAGATACGACATGAAGGTTGTTCCAAGTTTGGCTGAACAAACTATAGGTCAACGTGGGTACACAGATAAGCAGGCCAGGTTGGCTACAGACCTGGTTCTAAAATACGAACGTCAATTGGCCAAACACAATATCGACATTACTCCAGTTAAAACTCCGCAGTATAGATTACCTATACGTGAAATTGATCGTACCAGTCGCATTTGGATCGAAGACGATAGTATCAAAGTAAAGTTTCCGTTTAATCCAAATACCATTGACCTTGTTAGAACCGCTAGTAAAGAAAGCAAGGGCTCTGTTATGTTTAATAGAGATACTCGTGTATATGATGTAGCATTAACTGAGTGGAATTTAAATTGGTTTTATTCGTTTGCTGTAGCTGAAAAGTTTGACATAGATAAAAGTGTAACTGATGTAATGGCGTTAATAACAGCCGTGGAATCAACTACTTATAAAGTTGAGTTAAATTACGATGGGGATAATTTAACAATTACTAATGCTCCAACGTCTCTGATAGAGTACATCAATGAGAACCTAGGCGGCTTTAAGCTAGAAAATATATTAAAACTATTAGACTATGCACCTATTCTTGGATATACAGTAAATACTAATGTCGAAGCAGATGTAATAAGAAATTTCAATAATAGGTTTTGGAGTTTGTGTGCCAATCGAACACTTAAAGTAGATCCTGCATTAAGTAATAGCACAGTTAAAGAAATTGTTGAGTATGCTCGGTTAACTGATCGATTTCCAATTTATGTTTATGAAGCAGATTTAAGCGACAGACTATTAACTGAGTTTAATAAATTCTTTGTTGACCAAATTGTTAGACTAGACAGAAAAGAAGAAATCACAGCAGACACTCGTGTTGTGTATACTACAAAGATCCCACGTGCTCCTGTAACAGATATTCCATTGTTAATTAGTAGTGCTGGTATGTTGTTTGGCGGCGATCGCCAGATGTGGATACAAACCGCAGAAAAAATTGTATACTTTACCAAAGACGTATACACTAAAAGTCCCAAGGCACAAGAAATTAAAAGCATATGAAAAATATCATTGTCCATACAACCAACAATAATGCATATACAATAATAACAAATACAAATAAAACAACTACCAAGGTTCTTGGTATGTTAAAGCATCTCCAACGACTGCTATTGCGCTTTAGCACTTACGACAATCCTTATTCTTATAATATAGAAGTTGCTACACAGCAATTACTTGAGTACGCTGACGAGTTTGGTATTCCAATTGACACTACACAGTTACAGGATCAGCAATACTTAAACGAGCTACATAAAAAATACGAACTTGGATTTAATGGACAAGCAGAATGGTTACTGTATCACGAAGCTATCCATATGTTTGAAGCAATTAAGAATCACTTAACTGATGTTGATGTTAGACTAACCTATGGCATACTAAGTGGACCATTGGATGTTAAGTATGATTGGGATGAGCTAGCGACTTGCCAACCCAATATTGAGTTTGGTGATTGCTATGTAGCATTTAGCGAGTTGGGTAAAACACCATACCATTATTGGCGAGAAGGCGAACCCGATAACTTAGAACGCCTGTGTCAGTTGGCCAAGCCTATGTTAAGATTAAACTTTCAGCTACGTATTTGCGTCAATCCGCAACCTTTACCTGCAGATATCGCGGAGTTTGAGGCCTGGTTTAGTCAGTATCGAGGGGCCTGGTGTCGGCACTGGGGAATACCTGCTTGGACAGTAGAACAAATGTTCGGCGGTATTAAAATCGGCACGATGCCTGACGTTGATAAGTTTATTGCTGGATTAAAAGATAATCATGAGCCATTGCGATTGGAATTAGTTGATGCATGATTTGGTATTTGTAGTAAGACGTGGTCCATTGAAGAACCTAACTGTACAGTCAATTAAGTTTGAGTACTTTGGTCGTGCAACTGGCTTGCCTGTTATAGAGTGCAACGAGTTTGCAGAAGGATTTGATCTTGCACAGGATTACAAGTATGCTATGTTTGTAGACAGTGGTACAGTATTTGTTAACGTACTAGAATTTGTAGAAGACCTTAGGCGTTACCCACATCAGGGACTTATAGGACATATAATTGATCCCAAAGATACTAGTATTCCTTACTACTTACATCCACAGGCGTTTCTATTAGAATTAGATAAATTTAGTTCTACAGATTTTGGCAATGAAGCATTTTCAACTTTTGTAGCCAAGCGTAGTCAAGAAAATATCCATGATGATTATACCCCGTGGTGGATTAAAGGCACAGATAAACTACATAACTATTCGGGCAACTTCTTTGGTGCTAAGTTGCTTGCTAGACAGTTTATGCGTGGAGAACTAGTTGTAAATTTTAAACAAATACTTCGCAAAAATAAACTGTATTTGTATAGACCTGAGCTAGTCAATGAATACCTAGCAACACAAAAAGAATACTGTGATGTTGCAGAAAATCAACTATGGGTTTTTAATAACGAACAATACACAGTCAACCAAGTACAAGAGCTAACTACACCAGCAAGCGGACTATTCTGGGTCTTTCATGCACTATTATTACCTGGGCAGATCAATCTAGTAGACATTAGCCAAGTGCAGTTAGACTTTGCTATGGAACTATGGCTTAACTGGGATGGAGTCGACTATGGTAAGTTTGTCAGCGACTACATTAAAGAACATAAGATCGCACACTATCTGCTTGACAACCAACCACGTACCCGGCTAGAGCAATTACAATTATTAAAACCTAGCGTACTTGTAGACACAGTAAATAAAATGTTTGATCGAGAATGTGCAGAACACAATGTTACAAACTTTGCTGAACAGTGGGCAACTGCACGTCAACATGTCACAGTACTGTTCCACAATCAAGATATGGTCAAGTACTGCCAGCAACATACACCCGGGGTAGTATGGATGTCTAATATACTAGACTACAAATATACAATGTTAAAAAATTATGGTTGATGTTAAACAAGTTAGTCGACTATTTGCCAATAAAAATAGGGCAGGCAACTTACCTTGGCCTGAGTTTAATCCTAGGGCAGATGCTACTTGGATTAGAGAACAAAGCAATGTACCTTGGATTCAGCTCGAAGTGGCGATACCAGATTACATATACTCAGAAATACTAAACATTAGACATTTACTAGTGGAGCATAGAGACAGTTACGGTGAGCACGAAGGGTGGCGTAGTTTTTGCATACACGGCAAAGCATACGATGCTACCAGAGAAGATGCACACTACAACGATGCTCGTCCACATGTATGGACAGCCGAAGCAGAAATGCTAATGCCCAAAACAGTTGAGTATTTTAAGAACACCTGGCCAAATGCAGGGTATCGTAGACTACGTGTTATGGAATTAGCCCCAGGTGGTATAATTAGTGTACATCAAGATACCACACCCCCGGATGCACTTAGAGCAGTAAACATTGCCATAACACAGCCCACAGGTTGCGAGTTTATTATGGAGGGCTACGGACTAGTACCATTTACAGAAAGCTCTGCATATATGCTAAACATATCAAATAGGCACACAGTAATTAATAATAGTCCAGAATATCGTTTTCATATTATTGCACACCAAGAATTTGATAAAGAGTTTGACAACGTGCTAGTAACATCGTATAATAAAACCTATGCAAGCTAAACTAATAATTAAAGATGAAGTAAACGTAAAGATTGAGGGATTGGATCTTGCTGACCGTACGGCGTTAGTAAAAAAGTTTAAGTACGAAATCCCGGGTGCTAGATATCAACCTAGTGTTAGATTGGGACGGTGGGACGGCAAGGTTGCGTTTTTTCAGCTTGGTGGCAGTACATACATTAACTTGTTACCGGACATTTTACCTTTCTTAGAGCAAAGAAACTATGATATTGAAGTAGAAGATCTGCGCGACTATAAAACTCAATTTGACTTTACTCAGTTCACAGAGGATACCTTCTCTGATCAGACGTGGCCTAAAGGACACCCGCAAGCAGGACAACCTATTATGTTCCGGGACTATCAAGTTGAGATTATTAACAACTTCTTGCAGAATCCACAAAGCATACAAGAAATTGCCACAGGTGCCGGCAAGACTATTATGACTGCTGCATTAAGTAAAAGTATAGAGCAGTATGGGCGTAGTATTGTTATTGTTCCTAATAAAAGTTTAGTTACACAAACCGAAGCTGACTACAAGAACTTAGGACTTGATGTAGGTGTATACTTTGGTGATCGCAAAGAATTTGGTCGCACACATACTATCTGTACTTGGCAGAGTTTAAATATCTTATTAAAAAATACCCAAGCTGGCACAGCAGAAGTAAGCATCGGTGAGTTCATTGAAGATGTTGTCTTGGTAATGGTCGACGAAGTACATATGGCCAAAGCAGACGCATTAAAGACTTTGCTCACCGGCGTGTTTGCCAAGGTACCTATTCGTTGGGGATTAACGGGTACTATTCCTAAAGAAGATTATGAAAAAGTCAGTATCTTCTGTAGCCTGGGCACAGTAGTAGGCAAGCTAAGTGCTAGCGAATTACAAGAAGCAGGACATCTAGCTAATTGTCACGTAAACATTGTGCAAATGGTAGACTCTGTAGAATATAAAGATTATCAAAGCGAATTAAAATATCTAACAACTACAGTAGAACGATTAGCGCATTTAGCTAAAATGATTGATGCAATTAAAGAAGGTGGTAATACACTTATCTTAGTTGACCGGATCGAAACAGGTAAAATATTACAAGCAGAACTAAGCACGTTGTTTAGTTTACTTAAAGACAAACCTGACGTGGCGTTTGTTAGCGGATCTACAAAAGCAGGAGATAGAAAAGATGAATATGACGAAATTGCAACAAGTACTAATAAGATTATTATTGCTACCTATGGTGTTGCTGCTGTGGGCATTAATATCCCTAGGATTTTTAATCTTGTGCTTATTGAGCCCGGTAAGTCCTTTGTTCGAGTCATCCAGTCCATTGGGCGTGGGATTCGTAAAGCGGAAGACAAAGACTTTGTCCAAATTTGGGACATAACAAGTACTTGCAAATTTGCTAAAAGACATTTAACCAAGCGCAAACAGTTTTATAAAGAAGCAAATTACCCATTTACAATAGAAAAGGCCAGCTGGCAATGAGAATTTTAACCTTAGATAACACAGCTTATCCAATGGACCAAATCCCAGACGAAATAGATGAAGTTAGATTTTGTGTATTGGATAATAGCGACCCTAAAGAACCGGATTACTTTTATATTCCCTTAATCTTCTTAGAATCGTTTAACAGCCCAGCATTAGTCTTACGCATTGGCGAACATACTATTCGTATGCCAGTGGATTGGCAAATCTTAATCGGCGAACCCGACTTTGGCGACTTAGAAGTAGTTCCGTTAACAAGTATTAATGATAGAGGCTTTAATGTTTTTACATTTAATCCTTTAACTAGTTTTCGTCCAGAATTTTTCCCTGTAGAGATTGTAGACATTTATCAAGACGTTAAATGGTATTTCCCAAAACTCAAGCCAGGTCAACTATTAGCAATACCACTTACTGAAGGTGACAAACCTGTGTGTGCTTATTTTATTAAAGACATTAGTCGCCAAAGCGAGGTCATTAACTACGGTAAGGTTTGGTAACATGGGCAACCTTAAGCCGGGTGCTACGTACATATACGAAAAAGCAGATGGGGTAACATACGCCCGTGAAATGGGTGCTCACCCCGGGGACAGGATTGCTATAGGATGGGATTATGATTTAAAAGAACGTGACGAAATGACCTCTCGAATGAAGTTATGGGAACGGATACATCAAATGTCTAAGACTAATCCTGCTTTACAAGAAGCTATAGAACGTGTTATAATTGTATATGAATTACAAAAGGGCGATGATCCGCCTGGGTGGCATCCAGTTTAAGGAGATACAGTGAGCAAAGAAGAAGATAAAATCAAACACGGTAATAGATTACAACGTGCTTGGCGAGCAATTAAACGCCAACTAACTATTGCTAAGTCGGCTGGACATCAAAAACTAATTGAACAACCGCATCGATTGGCTAAACACCATGCAATGGACTGTGGACAACCACATTGTACTATGTGTGGGAATCCACGTAAGAACAAAACTGTTAAAGGTAAGGAAAAGTTAACAGTACAAGAACGTCGTAATAATCAAAAATCTAAAGATGAGTAATAAATTAGACATTAAAAACGAAATGGCTATGTTCGATCGTAAGAACAGGGATTTCTACGACAGCTTAGACGAACAGGAAAAGAAAAAGTTTGCTCCTTTCTTAATGATTCGCTGGGGTAGTGCAGTGGGTGGTAGCGCAGACTTACAATCGTACTACGTTATGAGTTGCAACGAAAACTTAAACAAGCATTTCTTTGATGTTAGTGCCAGTAAACACAAAAAACTACAGTGGTTATTGGCCACAACAGTTAGCCCAGGCATGGGTAATCAATATCACCAATGGATTACTCCAAAGAAAAAAACAACAGATAACAAAGCAGTAAAGTTTTTTCGAGAACAGTATCCGCATCTTAAAGAAGACGACCTTAAACTACTAACGGATATAAATGATAAAGACGATCTTAAACGCATGGCAAGAGAACTTGGGTGGGATGACAAACGAATTAAATCAGACCTATAAGTGTCGCTATTGTGAAAAAGACTTCCGTAAAGAATCAAGTCTTGCGGTGCATCTCTGCGAGCAAAAGCGCCGTTGGCAACAAGAAAAGGAAGTCCCGGTCCAACTTGGGCTTAAGGCATACTTACGTTTCTATGAAATTACGCAGGGAAGTGCAAAGCTAAAGAGCTACGAAGACTTTGTTAAAAGTCCATATTATAATGCGTTTGTTAAATGGGGCAGACACATGGTAGGTATACGAGGTGTTAATCCTACAGCTTTCCTTGAATGGTTACTAAAGAACAATAAAAAATTAGATTATTGGTGCAAGGACGAGTTTTATGTTACTTACTTGCATGAGTACTTACGTAGAGAAGCAGTACAAGACGCATTAGAAAGGGCATTAAATGAAATGCAAGATTATGCCGACGATCATCCTGAGCTTAAAAACGGTTTTAGCGATTATTTTCGTTATGGTAACAGTAATCGTGTGGTACACCATATTGCTACCGGTCGTATTAGCCCGTGGGTTGTGTTTAATTGTGATTCGGGTGTTGAGTTTCTTGAAGAGCTATCTGAAGATCAAGTTGGAATGATCATTTCCTGGATCGATCCCACTTTCTGGAATAAAAAATTCCAGGATTATCTAGCTGATTCTCTCTGGGTAAAAGATATTTTAAATAAGGCAGGCCTATGAAAATAATTAGAATACCCCACAATAGCCAAGAACGCGGCGCAGAGATGTGGGCAGTTAAAACTCTGCGTATCAAAGAAGAACTTAAAGAACACGGATTAATCGAACGACGTGATTACGATTGTAACTATACATCTAAACACGAAGCAATTGAAATGCGTTTCTACAATCCCGAAGATCCAGCAGTTAGTTTATTTTGCTTAAAATACTCATGAAATTTAAATCCGACATTGACATAGATTTTGGTGATCGTACCCAAGCACTAAAATTACTTGGACATACACCTGCGAGCATTAATCGCAACGGGACATGGGTGTCTCATAATACCGGAGTGTACGTAACAGATATCCCGATGGATCCGTTCCATGGTCGTGCTAGTATAGATTACGAAGCAGCAGAAGAACGTGGCTATTTGAAGTTGGACTTTTTAAACGTATCATTATATACGCAGATAAAGAGCGAAGAACATTTGCAAGAACTGATTGCACAAGAACCAGAGTGGGACAGGTTATACGACCCAGAGTTCTGCGGTAAACTTATACACATTGGCAATCATTATAAAACTCTAGTGCAATTTCCAGAGGCTGTAAATTCTATTCCTCGATTAATGATGTTCCTGGCAGTTATTCGTCCTGCTAAACGGCACTTAATTGGGTTACCGTGGGCAGAAGTTGCTAAGACGATTTGGGACGCACCGAATGATGGTAGTTACGGATTCAAGCAGTCTCATAGTTGTGCCTACGCACATTTAGTAGTAGTAAATATGAATTTATTGTCTAACGGCGATAGTGCGTCTAGACAACTTTGCGTACAAGTGTAATACTCTTGCGCTTTGATCTTTTGCTAGCCATCTCTTTAAGGCTAACATAAGGTCCCATCTTGATTTCTACGTCTTTGCTGTTCATTGTACGTAGACATGTCTTAAAAATAGCCCAGTCCTGCTTCAGGAACACATTGATGGGCATCAATCTATTACTTTCCCACCACCATGTCTCGCCTAGACTCAAGAACACCTTCTTGATTTCTGCGTCTTTCAACGTGCCAAAATCATAAAGTGTAGTTATAATTTCGTCAAAGTTTTGTATGATACCGATGTAGTCATTGCCGCCATAGGTTATATGTGAAAGGTAAGGGTATTGGGCGAGTAGTTGCTTGTAGTGATCTTCCACGGTATCCGATATAATAGTTGTTATTAGTGTTGCTGTGTTATTTATAGTCGAAATCTTGGCCGGCGAACTTTTAGGGCGCAATCCATATAAATATAGCATAAGAGGCCTAAAACAAAATGATCACTGTAAAAGCATACATTTATCCAAATACTGCAGAAATTCAAGTTTTTGACCCTACGATATTTACAACAAGGAATCGCCAAGTGTACAGCCGCCCAATTAAAGTCTATCAAGGTATCGATAACCCTATTCAAGTTATTATCCGCAACCAAGACCAGAAAGCGGTAAATCTTACTGGCTATACTGTTCAAGCAGATATACAGGATCCAACAAATCAATTAACTGTTAATAGCTATGCTGTAACTTTTGCAGATATTACCAAAGGACTAGGTAGCTTTATCCTAGATCAAACAACTATCGACAGTTTAGAACAACGTTTCTATAAGCTAACTTTTAAGACTACGTTAATTTCGTCAGATACTACACAACCATTATACATTGATGATAATTATGGGGTTCCTTTAGATTTAGAAGTATTGCCAGCATATTACTCTGAATCAGAGCCAGTTCCTGGATCCACTTCGTACACTATGGATGGTGGAAGTATCTAATATGGCAAATATTAATATATCTCGAATTTTAATGAAGCGTGGCAATACAGCCGCGGCTAGCACATACACCGGTCCACTAGGTGAACTATTAGTAGACACGGGATTACAAACTATACGTATTCAAGATGGTGTAACTGCCGGCGGTATGGCAACTCTTGCCACATACTCACAGATTCAAACACTAACAAATAGTATTAGCACTATTACTGGCATTGATGCTACCTTTGTTGCTAACATTAATACATTGTTAGCCAATGCCGCTATACAAGATACACACTTATCCAGCTTAGATACACTGGTGGGTAATAATACATCGTACATCGACAGTATAATTGGCGGCGAAGTACAGTTTAGAGACTTAATCCCCCAGGCAAACTTAGCATACAATCTAGGTAGTCCAACATACCAATGGGGCAATTTATATGTAGGCAGTGATACAATTTATATCGCTGGCGTTGCCTTACGTGTTGACCAAAACGGCAATTTAACTATTAACGGCAACAGCATTGGTGGTGGCTCGGCTGCAAACACTGGCAACATTGGATTTACTGGTGATGCAATTTATGACCTAAACGGTATTATCATCGAGAATGCCAACTTGTCAACTGCCGCTACTGCCGCAGTAATCGTTCCTGCTAATGGCACATCAGATCCTCTACAACTAAACAACTCTTACGGTCCGGTTAACATTACCAGCGGTACAGATAGTGGACACCTTAAGACTTGGGCCTTTGGCACAGATGGTAATTTAACACTACCATCAAGTGGAAAAATAGTCAGCCCAGATGGTATCACCATGATTACTAATCGTGGTAGTGTTAGGTTTGGTGCTGATATTGAACTTCCGGGACTAGCAAGCCATTTTCATATTGCTCCAACAGATTATGGTAATACCGTAGATTTATTCTTTGGTGATGATGGTAATTATGTTAAACTGCCTAACTTAGATAACGGTCTTGGCGTAGAAATTGGTGCGGGTGCCTCTGAAATTTGGAGATTCGGTACAGATGGTAACATAACATTACCCAATGCCAATAACCCTGCTATCAACTACTACGGTAACAACAGAAATATTCTAAGTACAGTAGTCAGTGTGGGTAATACAGCACCTAGCAGTACTGATCGCGATGTATGGTACAGCACAGAAGATGGTCGCTTGTACATCTACAACGAATCTACCTGGGTGGATGCAAGCCCTACAGTAGTGCCGGCACCAAATACATACCTAGGCAACCTAAGCATCGCAGATCGTACCATCTATAGCGATCTGGCCGGATGGACTTTTGGCACAGATGGTACGTTGACTACTCCAGGTAACGTATACGTTACAGGTAACTTGATCATACAGGGCAATACATACCAAGAAGATAGAGAAATATTTGTCAGTGCCGCAGGCGAAGCCGTTGAGTTTGCCAATGGTGGTAACATTTTTGCCCCAGCTGGACTAGGCAATGTCATAGTCAGTACAAACCATAGTCAATACAACTGGACATTTGGTACAGATGGTGAACTATATTTGCCAAGTAATGGACGCTTAGGTTTTGCTGGCAAAGGTTGGACTGGCCTAGATGGCGGCCCAGGTAATCCAACCAGTTTAACAAGTTTATATTCCAGTGGAATGTATTCTAGCTGTATCACCCTGAGTCCAGACGGTACATTGGCTATTTCAACCTACGGAGACGGCACAGGACAGCTAGGTAGCTGGAACTTCTCTGGTGCTAACTTAGCATTGCCTGGTGGCCTAACATTCCCAGATGCCACAGTACAGTCTACCGCATTTGCACTACAGGGCCTCGCTCCAAACACTCCCTGGGGTAATTATTATCCTGCTGGCGGCGGAGTTGCAAATATAGATTATGCGTTTTACTTTGATGGCACAACTGGATATCCAAGCATGGTGAGCTATGCGGCAGCGGGCGGCAATCCTGTATACACCTCTATATGGGGTTATGAATACAATATAAGTGGTACTCCGGGTTATGGTAGTACCGGAAATAGTACGCCCCCTGTAAATAATACTGTGCCTGTGGCGATATTTAATGCCGCACTGGGACCAGGCGATTGGGCCACTTTGCGGGTACAATGTCTTGACACTAATAGAATATACCGAGTAACATTCCTAGGGTCATATAATGTGTTAGACGCAGGCAATGAAGCCAAGTACGGGTCTATCACTGTAGAAAGATTATTGTAATATGGCATTAACGATCCAACAAGCACAGGTTATCCGCGGCTGGTGGGGAACTATTATAGCAACAAGCGGATGGGATCCAGCACCTTGGCAAAGCAAAACAGGCTGGGGTAGTCCGAAAGTTATTTGGTACTGGGCAAGATAAATACACAATAGGATATAAAAATGATATATTTTCCACCAGGCCCCACACTAGGACAGCAGTATGTAGGCGTCAACGGCGTCACCTACACCTGGATGGGCAATCGTTGGTCAGGGGTTGATGCTCTAGAGAAAGGCACAGCAGAATATTATGTAGACAACGGCGATGCCAGTTTTGTTTATAATGCTAGCAGAGACGGATTATTAGATGATGGCGATGTATCAGGTAATTTAAGTCAAGAATTGATAATTAACACATTAGTAAATCAACAATACGGGCAACATTATGTGACATATACTTTGGTAAATGTAACTGGTCAAAGTTACGATGAACAAGGAATTATTGTTTCTAATCCAGGGCATTGTAATTATACAGATACTGGCGAATATTGTGACGTAGAAGGCTCATATGGATACCGCATGGCATTCCGTACTCATAGTAGTGGATATGATTTTGATTGTTCGGACAGCATAGTGACCAACATCGTTGATGGCACATACTCTCAAGCGTTTCCATATTGGAGTTTTTCAAATCAAAATGTGGAAATTCGTGTTTATGTAAAAACCGGAAGTACTTATTATTATAGTCCCATAATTACAACTCATATTGACTATGTTCCGTGTTTTGTAGCAGGAACACAAATTACACTTGCTAATGGTAACAAGAAAGCAATTGAAAATATTACATATAACGACGAATTGCTGGTATGGGACTTTGATCGCGGGACACAATCTAGCGCAAAACCATTATGGATCAAGCGCCCACAAACAACTCCAGAATATAACCATGCTAGATTTGCAGATGGTACTGAACTAAAAACTCTACAGGTTGGCAAAGGGCACAGAGTTTTTTCTACTGTTACTAACCAATTTGAATTTATTGTACATATGGCAGTAGGAACCGCAGTAGCCAAACAAAGTGGCACAACCACTGTAGCTAACATAGAACGTGTGCGTGGTGGCATGGTAAGTTACTATAACATTATTACAGACTATCACATGAATTTGTACGCCAATGATGTATTGACAAGTACAGGCTTTAACAATCTGTACCCAATTAAAGATATGAAGTTCCAGAAGGAAGCTCGAGTACCAAGAACCTATACTGGTATATCTGAGCATTGGATCAGTGGCCTGCGTCTAGCAGAGAACACTACAACGGACGTAGCCGAAATGGCCCGCCATTTACACATGCTAGACAACTTAGCACAAGGAAAATAAAATGACAACAAGAATTAAATTACGTAGAGATACAGCTACTAACTGGGGCAATGCTAATCCAATTTTAGCCCTAGGCGAAGCTGGCTATGATACAACTAACAACGAAATTCGTGTAGGCGATGGCACTAGTACTTGGACATCACTAAGTCCAATTGGTGGCGGATTGCCAACTGGTATGATTGCTACCACTTGGGAAGGTGGCCCTAATTTAAACAATGATACAACCAACAGTGATGCCGACTATATGCAATTCCAGACCCAAACAGACTGGACTGGTAATAGTACATATGGTCGTGCTACACTAAGTTGGCACGATTTAAACAATAGTTTATATAGTCACGTACACGCAGATCCATATGGTGTTAGCATTCGTACTGCCGCATGGGGCCCAGGAGGGTACGAAAATTATTGGGAATTTTTAACTTATGATGGCGAGGCATACACTAGATTCCCTAACGGATTAATATTTGATACCTGGGACGGCCAGGCCGAAATGAGCAATGACTGGATTAAATTATACGAAGGTGGAGATGTAAGTGGTGAAAGTTCTGGTCAATACGATGCTTATTCAGTACAAATGCAGGCTATTACTGCCTGGGACAACAATGATGATTATGGCCGTGCTACATTAAGTTGGCACGAGTGGGATTACAGTCGATATAGCCACGTACACGTTGATCCATATGGTGCAGCAATTCGTTTAGCAAGTTGGAACAATAGCAAAACAGCAAACACACAAGGCGACGGAAGTCCGGCTGGCGAGTATCAAATTGAATGGGCGTTTAATAACAACGGATCGACTGAGTTTCCTGGGGCTATTGTAAATGCTACAGTAACACAAACTACAAGTGCTGGTAATACTATCGAAATTGATCTAACTAAGACAATTAATAAACTAACACCAACTGGCGGCAGCAGTACTAGTAATGGAGTTTATCATTTAGCTGATGGTACCGAAGGTCAAATAATGCATTTAGTTCCACAGGGTAATGTTAGTGTTAGCAATGAATACACTGGTATTAATATTGATAATTGTAGATATCGTTCGGGCAACACTTTCTCAGAGGGTTCTGGAAACTATTGGCTACCATTTTTTGACCATGCCGGATCAACTGGCACTACAATAGTTACATTAATATTCACAGATGGGCACTGGAACTTGCCTCATAACAGTTTTGATTAATAAAAGGACATAATAAAATGGCAACATATAACGTATCAATTTCGAGTAAAAAAGCAAACGTAACTATTGCTGGCACACAAGTTACAGCAGACACAGAGCAACTTGCTCAAAAAGCTGCAAATGGACAAGCCGCAGTATTATCACATCAAGACCATCAAGGTGCTTGGGACTGGCGTGCCACAATCACTACAGCCTAAATGAAGTAAAAAC